GTTCTCTTTATGATTACCAAAATGGCGGACGTTTATTCCACCGTGAAAACAGAGAAGAACATTTTGTATAGTGCATATTTGAAAGGTAAGGTGCAATACAATGACCTAGATGCCGATAAAGGGATTTAAAGTAAAAAAAGGAGGGATTAAAAGGGAACCTTGGTTCCCTTTCTTATAAAAATAAAAAAAATACTCTTATTTTTATACAATGGATTCTTATTATTTTGAGCGTTCTCTCATTCCCGAGAATATGACAATTGGTGATAAATACATCATATTTTGGGAAAACAAAACATTCAAAAACCTTGGCTACTATTTAGGGAAAATCCAAAGCAAAAATAAAGAGACCTTTTTCTGCTTTGGTGATACACCCATTGCTGAATCTACTAAACAAATATCTTCATTAGACTTGATTTTCGTTTTTCGCAAAGTATATGGAACTTTGCAACAGGATTATCCTTACGACCTTTATACTTCTCAAACCGTAGACAATACTCGATTGATAATTTATAAATCTAAAAACTTGTTCTCTTCAAGAGATGATTTGGAAAGACTATGATTTATTCCATCAAATAAAGTGGAGAGATAATTTTTAACCCATGGTCGATAATACTCATATTCATATTCCATTTTTGGAGTTAGTTTAGTCACATCATATTCAAGATGCTGGTAAGCTACACACATCTTATATTTAGCCTTATGCATATATGGATGATTTGACCCATACATGTAAACAATCTTGTTTTCTCTGTTGTATGAGAGAACCTGCGCGACAATTTTGTCGAATGCGGATTCTTCCATTACATAATGCCTTGTTAAAAATACAAAAATGTTCTTTTTCTCTACAATGTCTGCATGTAAGCGTGCAAAACGTCGTTCATATTTTTCTAATGTTTTTTCCACAGTTGCTTCATTGTCATGTGGGAACCATATGTTTTTATGAATTTTATTTGTTTGGGTGATTCCAACAAAATCTTTTACTAAAAAATTGCCTTGTATCAATTTCTCTACGATTTCAAAATTATAATTGATGTTGGTGGCTGTAAAATAATTTACGTGGCTAATCCAATCAAATGGATAACTGCATTTGCGCAGGCCTAGGTCTTTTAATGTCTCTGCAACTATACAGTTGTCGCCCATTGGAATTATATTGTATTCGTCCATACAATATATATAGGTGAAAAATAATAAAATTATAATCTTACAATAATAAAAAATGGATATAATCTTACAAAAATTCAAAAAACCAGATAAAAGTTTTCTATTAGAAAAAGAATGCTTAATTTGTCTAGAATCAGTTGACATAGAATCGCAAAAAATAGTTAAACTGCCATGCGAATGTGCAAACTCGGTATACCATATTGTTTGCATAATACAATTTTTGCAATCTGGACAAGATAAAAACTTTTGTCCTCATTGCAAAACCACATATGAAATACTGGTGCAAGAACCACCCAGACAACTAAGATGCATTTTGTTTTTCCATATTTTTTCAAATTCGGGATTGAATATTATCAATATCTCTACAATTTCAGATGATTATGATAATACAGGTGCAAATATTATATCAAAAATATTATTGATATCTTATTTTTGTAAAATGCTTTTCAATGGATGTATTATCTTAAATTCAAAACAAGAGCCCGAAAAAATTGAGAGTAATCTTTGGTTGAGTTATATAATCCAAACTACATTGTTTGTATTATTGGTGATAATGATATCCAAAATAGAAAATGATTTTAATTCTGCAATGCTGATGGCAAACAATGTATTTTTTTGTTTTGGGGATTTGGCGTTTCGAATAACAATTGATTGTAAAAATGGAAATTGTGTATTTCCTTATTTTGGAAATTTATAAGGGTTCAAAAAGGCAAAAAAGGAAGGTTCAAAAAGACATAGGACTGTATCCGTCAGGTTCAAAAGACAAAAGAGAAGGTATAAGCAAAGCAAAAAAAGATAAAAGGGAAGGTTCAAAAGGAAACCGTAGGTTTCCTTTATTTTGGATAACATGACCTACACAATGGCATATAATTATCGCTTCCAATAACAACTTGGTTTACTTCAGCACTTACTCGATGAGAGAATATTGCTGGAGTCCCGTCTCTACACATTCCGCAAAATGCGGACAGCTTTTCCACTTTGTCTGCATAAGGAATCAAATCGAGCAATGAACCAAAACGTTGTCGGCGAAAATCGCCGTCCAAACCACAAATATGCACTTTTTTATTATGCGTATCCACCATTTCGATAACAGTTTGCACCAAATCCTGAAAGAATTGCCCTTCATTAATAAGGATAACATCCGCATCCATCCACAAAGATTTGTCTGCCAATGTGCTTGTAAAAACACATGGTATCTCTATGCGGTCATGTGACGACAATGCGGTTTCACTATATCGGGTATCCAGCGAATAATTGAGGACCACAATTTTCTTCTCTATGAATTTGTAGGCCTTATAGTGCTGGATTAGGCGTGTGGTTTTACCGGAAAACATTGGGCCCAAAATAAGTTCTAAATATCCACCGGTTTGATTCATATATAAAGGGAACCAAGGTTCCCTTTAAATCCCTCCTTTTACAATAATAATTGGGGGGGGTATTAAAAAGGATGGATTAAAAGGAGGGATTAAAAGGAGGGATTAAAAGGGAACCTTGGTTCCCTTTGGAGGGATTAAAAGGAGGGATTAAAAGGGAACCTTGGTTCCCTTTGGAGGGATTAAAAGGAGGGATTAAAAGGGAACCTTGGTTCCCTTTGGAGGGATTAAAAGGGAACCTTGGTTCCCTTTGGAGGGATTAAAAGGAGGGATTTAAAGGGAACCTTGGTTCCCTTTGGAGGGATTAAAAGGCATAAGAGAAGTTTATGATTCTCTGAATACCTTAGATTCAGCGCCGCTTTGCTTACCGCTTATGCCCTTTAATTCCCCCAAAATAAAAAAATTTACCAACACATCAATACTGCAATCATAATTATGGATAACAATTTCCATTTTCTCTATGATTTCTGGAGAAACTGGATAATTTAAAATCAAATAGTTGTAATAATCCTTGATAATCTGTTTTTTATCAATATTATAATTAATGCTCAACTGATTAATAAATACTTTTATTGTTTTTCGGTTCTCTTGAAATAAATCATACAAACTTTTCCAAACTGTGTCATCAATAATATTACTTTGTTGAACCGGCACATTCTGGTTCAATTGAATAAAATTAATCATGCTTCGGATATCAGACTTGTGCAAATTCTGGATAGTATCAATATTTTGGTCAGTTAAATCAACCCCCTCTCTGACACATATCTCTCGGATAAACTCGCGAATTTTTTGTTTTGGAAGCTGGTTAAAACGAATACATACAAACTCATGTTGCAGAGAAAGTTCAATCTTGCTAATATAATTGCAAATCAGGAAAAACTTCACATTGTTCCCACATGTTTGCAGCAAATACTTGAGTGCTTGTTGTGCATTTTTGGTCATATAATCAACCTCGTCTAGAACCACAAATTTGTATCCAGTTTCAAACAAATTCTTGGTTTTCACAAATTGATAAATCTGGTTGCGAATAATATCAATTCCTCTCTCATCAGAGGCGTTCAAATGAATCACCAAGCTTTTGTTTTTTTTGATGCGTTGATACTCGTTAATCAAATTAATAATGGTGGTCGTTTTGCCAGTTCCGGGAGGACCATACAATAATAAATTGGGGAAATACTTATTTTCAATCATATTCATGAAAAGCGTCTTGTTGTTCGGGTCGAGCACAATGTTGTCAAAATTGCTGGGGCGATACTTTTCGGTCCAGGGAATATTTTCGGTCATTAAAGGTTCTAATCATCGAATATTTAAATCATTTTCTCTCACTACTCAAACAAATTATATTAGGAGGCTTCCATTGACAATTTGGTTATCATCTAGTCGTGTTGAAACAAACTCTATATAATCATCACTAAATGCGAATTCGTGCACTCTCCCACCAAAAAATGCGTGAAATGTGTGGCTATCTATTTGTTTATAAGTTCCACCTTCGAATGCATCCATTAAACCATTTTCTAAAAATGTTATGGATTGATTTTCCCAAGAGTATTTTTTATTTTCTATATTTTTAGAGGTCATTGCAAATAAATCCATTTTCTCTCCTCCAAACCACATCATTTTTTTAAATTTACTCTTGTATGCACCTGGGTCTCCCGAAAAATGATAAATTATTTTTTCAGTATTTACAATTGTTGGGTTGTTTTCAACATAAGTTTCAAAAAGTTCAATGTCGAATTTATTTTGCATGATGGCATTATATACAATAAATGGTTGATCCAGACATATTGGAATCATATTACCATTTTTATAAATATAATCAATGATATGTTGACATACCGCGTAGAATAAATCCTTAATTGCATTGGATGGTGTAAATAAAAGTACCCCTGATGTAAATCCAGATTGTTGTTCATCATACTTTGTAAAGTCAAAGAATTGCGACCCCCAATATTGATGTCCAATATGTCCCTCTTTTAATGCGTATAATTTTTCTGGAGAAATTTCCAAATTAAATAGCCTGTTAATATCGGAATTTATCAATACGTCAGTGTCTAAATATAATATTTTTTTATAATAATTTATGTTTCTATAATTAAAAATAAGCAATCTGGCATATCCAGCTTCAAACAATGTGCGAAGGTCTAATAAATAATATTTTATTGATAATCCATATGGTTCTAACTCTTTTTGTATATATGGTTGAAAACTTGGAGATGTTATAATCAGAATATCAGTAGTTTCTTTGTTTATATTGGATCTTGCGTAAATAGATATAATAAGTAGTTTGAGCAATATTATGTAGCTCTCTTGGTAAAATACACACATGTAAATTAAATTCATTATATATTTACTATTTTTTTTACAATGAGATGCCAACCGCATTTGTAAAATTAAAATCTTTCCAACAATGTCAAATATTGATATTCCTAGAACACTGAATACCCCATAATAATTGGGCGCCCATCATTCAGTCATTGTTTCGTTCTTGAATACGGTGGTTTTATAATATGTTTGTAAATCCCTCCTTAAAAAATAAATAATATAACTGCTCATCGTAAAATGTGCTTTAATTAATGTTTTTTTTAATTAAGGGAGTGGGTTGTATAGCCGTCAGGTGCTTGCATCCGTAGGATGCTTAGGCCTTTGGGGAACCTACGGTTTCCCTACCTTAAAATTGATTTTTTATTATCACTTAAAGCAAAAGACATAAAGAATAATAAAAATGGAATTAGATAACGAATGGGAAAAATTTTTAAACGGTGGAGAGACCAATGATATTGATGATGACTCCGATGAACTAGGTGATGCGCCTGAATGCCAAGACCTCTACATTTCAACCAAGACCAAGTTACTTTATTTAAACCAATCCAACATTGACGTTGCACATATTTTCTGGAGTGTTCCCATTGTAGAATACTGGAGACCAGACGAGGGTGTCATCAAGAAACAAATGAAGGTTGCCGCGCAATCCAAGGAGGAATGTGCAGAGAACGAACGCAAGCTGAAAAAGACATATTATTACACCGAGCGAATTATCAAACAAATTGATAATCCTATTGCAAAGAAAATTAAATTCAAGGACGAGAGAAAAGTGACGGTGGGCATTTCCACCAAGAATGTGATGAATTATAGGGGCAAAGACAAGGGCGGGGCAATGTTCAATTGCATTGCACTGACGTTTCGTTTCCGCAATGATGCCAACAACTTCCATGAAATTCACGTCAAAGTGTTCAATACTGGAAAATTGGAGATTCCTGGGGTTTTGAACAACAGTCTATTTGACCGAGTGAAAATCTTTATTTTGGACACTTTGCGACCTTATTTTGAGGAACCGGTTGCATTCAAGGATATTCCAAGTGAAAATGTATTGATTAATTCCAACTTTGAATGCAATTATAATGTGAACCGCGATGCACTCCATTCTATTCTGCAAAGTGAAAAATACCGAATTGATACAACCTATGATGCGTGCAGTTATCCGGGCGTGAAGTGCAAGTATTATTTCTGCAATAAAAATGGGTTTGATGAAGAGAAACAGACGGGTGTCATTTTGCCAGAAGATAATAATTTGACGGTGGAGGAACTAATTATTTCCAAGAAATATACCAAGGTCAGTTTTATGATTTTTAGGACGGGCGGTTGTCTCATTGTGGGAAATTGTTCGGAAGAAGTTTTGACATTTGTCTACAATTTTGTGAAAAAATTGTTGAAAGACGAGTATTCCCACATTTGCATGAAAACAGAGAATCTGGGAATTGTGGAAGAAAAAAAAACAAAGTTGAGAAAACGGAAAATTATGGTTTCGACCACGTATTTTTCGGATTTGAAAAAACTATAAGGAAACCTACGGTTTCCTTATGAACCTTCCCTTTATTTTGTGTAGGGGAACTACGTTCCGCTTCGCTTAACCCCCTACGACCCCCCTCCTTTTATTTTTTTTGGAAAGATGATAAGGGAACCTACGGATTCAGAGAAGCAAAGTTTCTCTTATTCCTCCTATGACCCCCTCCCTTTAAATCCCTCCTTAAAAAATAAATAATATAAGTGCACACCGTAAATGTGGTTCAATAAATGTTTTTTTTAAGGGAGGGGGTTTGGGGGCATAAGCGAAGCTGAACCCGTAGGTTCTCCCTTAATGTCCGCAAGGCATCCTCTCAACACTGGAATATGGAATCTTTCGTTTCTATATTCACTATTTTTTATTAATTCGCGAATGCCTTGGATAATCTCTTTGCGTTTTTTTAGCACATTTCGCCATCTTCTCTGCACAATTTTAAGCCAAAATGTTTTGATTATTATGTTGTATAATGTGAATCCACCCGGTAATTGTATATAACTGGTCTTCACTATGTCTATTGGTGCTGATTCGTCAATCAATGCACTAATGGTGTATTCGCGAATGTAATTTTTAACAGATTGCAGAGAATAGTTGGCAAATCCGCGACTGCTAATGTGCAGGTCTTTCAAATAATTTTCGTTAATTCTGTAAGGAACCGTAATGTAATACGTGTTGTCGTGTTCCAAAGATGCATAATAATCAGTATCAAATAGACGCTCCTCAGTTGCAATTGATTCAGATTTTACTTGGTCGTCGGTCATTTTGTTATCAGAATCAGTCTCTTCTTCGTAATTAGTCATTTTATATATGGTTTTTGTAAAGTCATATATAACTGGTAAAAAAAATTCAATTTTAAAGGGAGAACCCATGGTTCCCCCTAACCCCCTCCTTCTGTTTGTTATTTTTTATAAAATAAAACACAATAATGTTTTATTTTAATGAGTTGAATACCTTCCTATTAGGGAAGGGGTCGTAGGGCGTAAGCGAAGCTGAATAACCGTAGGTTTCCCTACGCGATTCGCTTTGTCGGTATCTTATTATCAACGACATAGATGGAATTCTCAGTCATGATGATAAAATCATTGCCTACCTTGAAAATCTTCTGAATAGGACTGGTATACTCCTCTTCACTTTTGACAAGCAATTTCTCGCTGTTCTCGCGAACTCCAATCAAAGCCTTTTTCTCTAAAGAAGCGGTCCAGTAATCCATCATAATGGGTTTGTCCTCGGAGATGGCAATCTTACTAATATTTTGCAAAGTAGTAGCATCGGGAAGACGGTATTGTTCAGATGCGGAGGTGGATGCGGAGGCGGATGCGGAGGCGGATGCAGAGGCGGTAGTAGTTAATGCAGTTGAAGTAGTAGTACTCATATTTAATTATAATATGTAAAACAAAATAAAACCACTTTAAATCCTTATTTGCAACAAATATTTATAAAATAACCACTCTTATAAAATTGATTTTTCCTAAAACCTTTTTGTAAAACTATATAAATCCAAAAATTATAATTGTATAATGTTCATGTCTTCATTCAAGCTTCACGAAACTTTACCTACCTTGTATGGAAAAGATATTGCAGGAAAAACCAAACAATGGTCTGCTACCATTTATACTAATGGATTAGTTGCTAGATATACCGTGGAATACGGCCAAGTAAATGGCAAAATCCAATCAACCAGCCGTGATTTTACAGAGGGTAAAAACATTGGCAAGGCCAATGAAACTACGCCCCTACAACAATGTTGCAATGAAATAAAAAAAAAATGGTCGGATAAAAAGGAGAAGGAGTGCTATACAGAAGAAGAAACACAGGATGTAACACAACCTAAGACTTTTCCAATGTTGGCGCATGTTTATGACCCCAAATCCAAGACCAAAGTAAAAAATCCAATTGTGTATCCGTGTTTTGTGCAACCCAAGTTGGACGGGCTTCGTTGTCTGATTTATATGGGACCCGATAGAACAATTGTTACTCAGTCCAGGACGGGTGGCACATTTACAACCATGAACCATATAAAAGCGGGGTTAACCCAATTCTTTGATGTTTGGCCCAAAGTTGTATTGGACGGCGAGCTTTACACCAATAAGTATCCATTTGAAGAGTTAGTCGGACTTATTAAACGCAAGCAGGTGGATGACCCGCGTATTGCTCAAGTCCATTTTCACATATACGATATTGTTTCTCCAAATGGATATGCGGAAAGACGGCAATTCATTCTGGATAATCGGCACTTGTTCCCACCCACATTTGAAATTGTGAAGACAGAGGAAGCAACTACGGTTGAAGATTTCAAGGCCAAATTTACCGAGTATGTGCAAGAAGGGTATGAGGGAATTATGTTGCGCAACAAGAAGGGAGCTTATGTAAATAATCGCAGCCACGATTTGCAGAAATACAAGGAATTTGAGGAGGATGAATTTGTCATTGTTGGATTTAGAGAAGCGGAAGGTCGCGATTCAGGAACTGTCATTTGGCGATGCGCCACCAAAACGGGGGAAGAATTTGACTGCAGACCCATTGGTTCAATGGAACATAGAAAAACGCTTTACCAAAATGCAAAGGACAATATTGGCAAATTGCTGACAATCAAGTATCAGGAATTATCGGAGAAGGGAATACCGCGGTTCTTGTCGGGAAAGTCCATCAGGGATGGGTTCTAATTCCATACTTTTCAAACTTTTTATCAAAGATAAATATATAGACATGGAATACAAAATACGCGATTCCGAAGAAGATGGATACCGAATCATAGAATTATCTGAAAATACAAAAATGAGTTTGCGACTTCTAAACAATGTAATCAATTTGAGTTCGGTTGAATGCAACATTCCAGAACTTAAGGGCATTTGTTTCAAAGAATTTATGAAGATTCTTGTTAAAACCGCAAAAAATGGCGAATTGTTTGGAAAACGGTTAAGTTCCAAAACAATGGTTGAACTGTTTGTTTTTCCAACTGGCGTTGATAATGAAGAAGATGAGGAAAAAGCAATCCAAAAAATAAAAAATAAATACGCAGAAAGTGGATTTGTAGAAGAAGCAAACAATGTTATGACCGCATCATTGTGCGTTATAAATAAAACCGTGAATAATGGAGATGTATCAAAATGTGTTATAAAAAAAAAGAAAAGTAAAAAAGCATCAAAAAACTATATGTCTTCCACCGTGAGTAGTCGTTCAAAAGCCAAAGGTGGAAAATTCAAAAGCAAAAGAACTAAAAAAAGAATTCGCAAATAAATATAAATACAATCTTATATTTATGTTATCCAATGAGTGCATACTACGACGAGCCCACCGACACCACTTACTATGACCCCATAATGGTTATGAATATTACGGAGTATGATAAGAACAATGACCAAGACATGTCCGTTTTTATCTTGTTTGATGTTGATGACAATTTATTTTACGTATATGGTTCACGCGAGGGTTCTAAGTATGTAAAGTATACAAAGACCTTTGATAATGTTAACACTTTGTATAATTTTATTTATTTGTCAATGGCTTTAAGTGAAAATCACCAAATCAGCATTTCTGTTAATTATATTGAGGGTCTAACCAATTATGATGAGTTTAATGCGATAAATGAAAAGATGACGCGTTACAATGAGATTGTCGCGTATGATGATATAAATGGGTTTTCCAAGAAGGATTTTAGACAATATGTGGATGCATTTTTACTTTAATTATTTTTTAGACATACTAATGTGTAAAAAAAATGTTCATATATAGTATATAAAAATGGTATATGTAGCTGAAGGAACATATGGGTGTGTATATCGCCCACCAATAAAATGCAAAAACGGCAAAAAATACACAACCGGCAAAGTATCCAAATTAATGACTCGCCGCGCCGCAAAAAAAGAAATAGAAGAATACAAATTTATTAAAACCGTTGACAAAAAGAAACAATTTTATCCAGGACCACCCATTGATTGTGAAGTTGATGAAATTGATGCAGCACGTGAAATGACCCCCGGTGAATGTAATTTATTTGAAAAAGACCCAAACATTAACAACTATAAACTTCTTATTTACAATGATGGAGGTTATGATTTAGATAAATTTACAAAACTCTATCTAGATGGATATTTGGCACCAAATCCCAGACAACAAACAGATTTGTTTTTTTTAAATGCATTCAACTTGTTTGAAGGACTTCGGGTTTTTTTAATGAATGACTTGTTGCATCATGATATCAAACCGCAAAATATTGTATTTGACCCGGCCACATACCGTTTCAATTTTATTGATTTTGGATTGGCGGAGAAAAAAAGTGTTTTGTCTTTGAGAATTCTAGATGAAACAAACCATGAAAACTTTCATTGGTCATATCCACTTGAATTTGGATTTTTAAATTATTCCGAAGACTATTATTTACAAAATATAACTGAACGACGCTTAGACAAAGCTGAAGTTGATTTTATTGGATTATTGTCAGCAAGAAGAAACATTCCAAATTCGTATAATATTAAACCAACATCATTTAGAACCACTTTTCGATATATGGAAAATCGATTGGAACCGTTTGACCAACAATTATTTATAGAAAGTGTTTTTGACGGATTAAGACATTATACTGGACAAAATTATCCATTGATTGTTGAAAAACTACTTATTAATACAGACATCTATGCCCTTGGATTTACTATGAACCATATGATTAATTGTTTTTATGATAAAGGTGCGTTGTCAGAAGATGAATATACTCGATATAGTAAATTATTTAATCGAATGTTTCATCCAAATGTTGATAGAAGAACTGACTTTAAAATGCATCAATATGCTACTTGGTATTTTCAAATTCTTAAAAATACAGGAGTATTGGTGCGTCTTGGTAAAAACATTGTAGATGGTAAAATTGTGGATATTGCAAAACCAGTTGTTCTTACTGCGGTTAGTCCAGGCCTTAGTCCAGGCCTTAGTCTAGGCCTTAGTCCAGGCCTTAGTCCTGTTGTAAAAACATGCCCTGAAGGTCAAGAATTAAATCCCGCAACAAAACGTTGTCGCAAAGTGTGCCCGCCAAATCATTATCGAGATGAAAAACAAAAATGCAAAAAAATCAAAGTAGTTGAGTTAGAATCTGAATCTGATTTCAGTATGAATGGAATGATAGACCGAATTGGAAACCAGTTATCTTCTACAACACGTAAGGTTTGTCCAGCAGGAAAAGAATTAAATTATGCTACTGGTCGTTGTCGTAAAATATGTAAACCAGGAACTGTGCGAAATAACAAGGGACGATGTGTAAAAATATAGGGGGTTAAAAAATAATTTGTAAAATTGAATTAAAACTTATATATTAGTATACATTAATATATAAAAAATCATGTCGTATTATGCAGTAAAAAAAGGAATTGAGCCAGGTGTTTATACATCATGGGAAGAATGCAACAAACAAATTGATGGGTTTAGTGGAGCCGAATATAAAAAATTTAAAACAGAGGCAGAAGCTACTGAATATATGAACATAAAGACAATTGTAAAACCATTAGATTTGTCTAAGTTTGCTTATAAGCAAGAAGTTGGCGGAGACCTTAAGCCAATGGATAAGCCGACGGGCGACCCTAACCCTAAGCCAATGGATGACTTGTCCCCCGAACAAAAACACGCATTTGAACGATATCAGCAAGGTCACAATGTTTTCATTACCGGCCCCGGCGGAACTGGAAAATCGTATTTAATTAAGACTATCAAATTAGATTTGGAGCAACGCGAAATTAAGCATGCGGTATGCGGTCTCACCGGTTGCGCATCCGTCCTGTTAAATTGTTGCGCCAAAACCATTCATTCATGGAGCGGAATCGGGCTTGGCACCGGCGAAATTCACGAAATTGTCGAGAAAGCCGTAAAGAACCGCAAAGCCAATACAAACTGGAAGACAACGCGCGTTCTAATTATTGATGAGGTTTCAATGATGTCCGTAAAAATATTCGACGCCCTAAATAAAATCGGTCAAACTATCCGCCGAAACCATTTCAAACAATTTGGCGGTATACAGGTGATTTTCATTGGTGATTTCTACCAATTGCCACCCGTCGGCCGATACACCGAACCCGAAACTACCATGTTTTGTTTCCAATCATCTGATTGGTTTTCCACATTTTCAAGAGAGAATCATGTTGTTTTGAAAACACTTTATCGGCAAAAAGACCCGACCTATATCAAAGTTCTGGATGAGGTGAGGCAAGGCGTCATTTCGGAAGAATCCGCGGACTTATTAAAACAACGCACCGTAGCCAAATATGTGGACAATGGCACCGGCATCATTCCTACCAAATTGTTTCCCAAAAATGCGGATGCGGACCGCGTGAACCAGATTATGTATATGCGTCTCAAAGACGACGAACAGACGTATAATTTTGCAAAACACGTGAATATGCAGACCTACGCGGAATCTGGAAAACCTATACAACCAGAGCTTTTGATTCGGTGCGCGGATTTGTCGCGCGAAGAAGTCGACCAACAATTGGAACTTTTGATGGAGAATTGCAAGGTCAATAAGGAACTGAAGTTGAAGAAAGGTGCGCTCGTTATGTGTTTGGCAAACCTGGATATTGATGCGGGTATATGCAATGGGTCACAAGGCGTCATTGTGGATTTTGTTCAAGGCACGACTTATCCAATGGTCCGATTCTTGAATGGAATCACAATGCAAATTACGCCCAAAGTGTATCAGCACGGAGATTATCCAAGAATTGGAATTGAACAGTTGCCGCTGCGATTAGCGTGGGCATTTACGATTCATAAATCACAAGGAATTACATTGGATATTGCAGAGATGGATTTGGGGTCCAATGTATTCGAGTATGGCCAAAGCTATGTGGGTTTAAGTCGTGTTCGGAGTTTGGAAGGGCTTTATTTAAGCGGTTTCAATCCGCAGAAAATCAAAACGAACCCAACCGTGACGGAGTTTTATAAGGTGATTTTATCAAAATAATAGGCTTCTCTTATGTGGTCGCTTTGCGAATCCCCTTCCTTTCCATTAAGAGAAATAAGTTTAGCGAATATATATATATATATATACAATGTTTTCAAAATCAGGATTAATTGAAGGAGTGCATAGAGAATTAATTGTAGGACAACATGAACGATTGGATGAAATAAATGACCGAATCAAAAGCCGGCAATTTTCCGACTACCCATTGGAGCCGAATTTTTCTTTTAGACCCGTCTCT